GCCAGCACGTATCCTCCAGAACTATGAGATCAGGGTGACCGTCCCAGTACTCGCAAATCTGCTTCTTGCTTGGCATGCTGTTGCGTTTGCTTTCCGTCACGACGTCATCTCATTGACAGCTTCCGTGAGCTGTGCGACACGGTCAGGATCAGCTCGACGGATGCCGTAGAGGATCGTCGTATGGTCCCGGTCGAGCTGGGCACCGATGCCCACTAGGGTCAGTTGGAACTCGTGGTAGAGCACGGCCATGATCGGCTGGCGTGCGGCGACGACGGCGGCCTTCCGGCTCGGCGAGAGGAGCTGATCGAGGGGAACGTTCCATAGCTCGGCGGCCGCTTTCGCCACCCTCGGAACCGGGTCGTCGTATGCCGGCTGGTTGCTGTAGTACCCGCAGTGCTTGCACAATTCCATCATCGGCCTGCCTTCTTTCGGACTTCGTCCCAGTCGGTCACATAGCGGAGCCGGTGGGCGGAGCGGTCCTGGGTGACATGCTTCGCCGAAGGCTCGAGGTCGAACATCGGACCGAACTCGGCGAGCGCTTCGGCCTCTCGGAGCTTCTCGCCGTGCTCGACCTGATATGCGACGTACAGCCATCCGCAGAACAAGCCAAAGACGATCACGCCGAGCATGACGACGAGGAACACTCCACCGCTAGACATGTTCGGCGTCTCGGTGCTTACGGATGCGTCGACGGTCGGCGGCCAGCGTGCGGAGGCCGTCTCCGTAAACGTGGACGCCTCTCGCGGCCTCCAGGCGTTGCTGAGGGCTTCGGGCCGGCGGTGGGTCGGGCAGGTCGATACGGGCGCGTTCGGTGCGTTCCCGGCGCTTACGGCGGTCAGCGTCCGGTTCGAGCCAGCCACCGGCGGCGGCGTCCTCGGCGAGGCCTTCGAGCATCGCCTCCCACGCGTTCTGATATTCGGGTTTCATGTTTTCCTTCTGGTTTCTGGGTTACGGAGATACTCGAGGACCGTGTCGAGGTGCTCGGGCCGGACGATCGCGCTCGCGACGGTGTCACATCGGCTTAGGGCATCGATCCAAACATGCTGTTCGGGCCGTATGCGGCCGATCTCGGATTTCAGCTCGAGGAACACCACCCGGCGGTGGCGACCGTGGACGAGGACGAGGTCGGGGAAGCCGGCTCCGGTCGAGCGGCGGCTGTCGCCGTCATGGAATGCAAGCCAGCCGCTTAGCTCGGCGGCGTCGATGATTGTCTGCTGTAGCTCGGCTTCAGTCACGGCGGCTGGACAGGATCACGGCGAGGCCGATGGTTTGGACGACAATGGCGGTTGCGAGGATTGCGTAGACGCCGGTCATGGCCTCGGCACTTCGTTCTTCATCACGGCCCTCACTGATTCCTCGATAGCGGCCGGGAGATCGTGGAAGTGCACGCGCTGGTTCAGGGTCCAGGACGGCGTTTCGATCTCTAGCTCGAAGATGAGAAACTCCGAATCGAAGTTATGCGCCGGCCAGACGTTGATGCCGAGCGTTTTCATGAGATCCCCCAAACGATCGCACTGCGGCCGGTGCGCGTCGGTTTACGCCGGCCGGTATCGACGACATGGCCGGCGGTAACCAGCTCGGAGCGGCGAGTACGGACGCCGGACACCGAAACGGCTTCGCCCAGGGCGTCGGCGAGCCGGATACAGAGTTCCTCGTCGGTTAGTGGGCCGTGGCCTCGGAGCGCCTCGAGGATGACGTTCTGGGTACGGGTCACGGCGCGCTGGGTCACGGTGCCGGCGGCGTCATGCGACGTTTCGGGGTCGCTGGTTCGTGCTCTCGGTGTCGTGTTGCTGTAAATGACCTCCGGCCGGTAATCGTCGCACCAGCGCAAATGGCCGCTGTCTTTTCCGCATTTCAGGCAGTAGCTCACGCTTCGGCCTCCTTGGTTCCTAGGTGTTCCTTTCGCTCTTTCTGAGCGTCGGCACGGGCGGCTCGGGCGACCTCGCGGTCGATCTCGTCGTTACGGTCGAGGGCGCGGTCCAGCCGGTACTTCTCTTGTGACCAGAGGCTGAGCGCCACGCCAACCTTCGAACATGCCCTCGAGAGAGCGTCGCTTTCGGCGTGCTTTAACCTCGTGCCGTTATTGGCGAGGATGTCCGGCCGCTCAACATCGCCGGCACCCTCGACCGAAACGGTACGGCCGTCGATCGTCAGGGTGAGCCGGCCGACGGCTCCGGTAATCGTTCCGTCAGGGTCGGTGATCTCGCGCAGGATGCACCAGTCGAACGGGCCGACGGAAGCGAGGAGCTTCTCGACCTTTACCGACCAGGTGACATAATCGCCAAAGCCCCCCGGCGCACGTTCGACCAGCCTCGAGGGGAAGGGCTTAGCGAGGGCTTTCAGCTGGGCGCTCATATGCAGCTCCCGAAGCAGGCCGCCGGGTCGAGGATGACCTCGACGGCCCGGTAGACGGCGAACACGCCGGCGGCGATCAGGCCGGCGATGGTGAGAACGTCAAGCAGGCGGCTCATTGGTCGGCCATCTCTGCGGCGTAGTCGAACCGCAGCAGCATGGGCCGCTCGTCGAACTCGAGGACGGTCACCTCGGGTGGAAGCTCGTCTTGCAGCGTCGGCAGGACGTAGTCGAGCGCCGAGAGCATTTCGACGCCGTAATCCTCAAACGCCACCGTGAGGGTAATGCGTGCGTATTTCATGGTTCTCCAGTCTTCGCCCGGTGTGGGCTGAGAGTTATCCAACCAGGTTGGGGAGAACTACGCAAGCACTAGGAGCCGAGAAGCGCGTTCCAGGTCTTCGGGCCGGCGATGCCGTCGACGACGAGGCCGGCGTCACGTTGCAGCATTCGCACGGCTTTCTCGGTCTTCCGGCCAAAGACGCCGTCGGGCGTGCCGGCCGGAAAGTTCTGGTCCACTAGGAACTTTTGCAAGCTCTGGACCTGGACGCCTCGATCGCCACGGCGGAGCACGGTCCGGCGAAGGTCGGCGATATAAGCGGCGATCTTTTGCAGCTCGGAACGGGTCTCGGCCTGGAACGGTTTCTCCCGGCCGGCGGTGTACGGGAACCAGTCGAACCGGTTGCCGGCCATGCGGCCGGGCTGCATATGCCAATTTTCGGAGCGGACGGTAGGCCGCATTCCGAAGGTTCCGATGATCTGGTGCAGGCGTGCCCAGGTCAGGCCTCGGCCGGTAATGCGAAGGTCGACGGCCATTCCGTAGCCATCGCATCCTGGCGCGTTCTGCTGCATGTGGTAGGAGCCGCGGAAACCGTTGGAGAGCTGCCGATCAGGGTTCGCGGCGAGGTTTCCTCGGCCCCGCTTATAGAGGTCGTAGAGCCGGCGCTGGTCGGCGATGGTCCGGACGCCGGACACGATCCTTACCTTCCCGGCGATCTCGGGATGCTGAAAGAATGCTTCGAGGCGTGCTCGAAAGCGAGGGTGCAGCTCGGCGGTTCGTACCCTCGAGGAGGTCGTCGGGAGTGTCACGGGCTGACCTTGTCGAGGTTCACGGCCGAGGGCGAGGCGTCGCCGGCCGGGATACGGCGAGCGGCGACCCCTTTCACGACGACGAGAAGGGCAGCGCCGGCGGAGGCCTTGACAGCGTCGACCAGCGGAAGCTCGAGGAGCTGGAGCGAGTCAGAGCCGACAAGGCTCGCGAACGTCGCGGCGGCGGCCGAGATGGCACGCTCGACGAGATCGACAAGATAGCGGCGGTCAAACATGGGAATCACCTTACTCGGTAGAGGTTCTGGCCTTCTTGAATCGGGCGGCGATGACGCCCGCCCCGGTAGCGAGGGCGGAGGCAGCGGCGATTATCGAGGAAAGTTCGAGGGCGTCGTCGTCGGCCGGCGCTGGTTCCTGAATAATCACGACGGTATTAGGCAAACCGCCGGCCGTGTAGTACGAAAGGGGCACCTCGTCCTCGGCGGCTGCGGGACTAGCGAGCAGCACGAGGGCGACGGCTATTCCGGCGGGTGCTCGGCGTGCCATTCGAGGTGCCCATCTATCCGGTCTTCGATCCGGTCGAGGGAGCGTTTCACGTCGGCGTGATCGGCTCGAAGCTCGCCGCGGGTGCGGAGTAGGGCGACCAAGATCGAAGCGACGCCGCTGATGCCGGCAGCGCCGAGGGTGCCGATAACGACGTACGCCTCGGCGCTCATGCTTGGACGGCCTGGAGCCGGCCAGGATAAGCCCGCAGCCGGTCCGTCATGGTGCCTCAGGTGGTGTCCAGGTCGGGCCGGGCGTCCAGCTTGCCGGGGCGTCGCGCAGCTGCTGCCGGTAGGCGGCCCAGGCGGACGCGTTGCCGGTCGGGTCGTCGGCGGCTTGTGTCCAGTCCGAAGCGGCGAGCAAGTCGTTACGGTGCAGCCGCATACGCTCAAGCCACCAGTCGTCGGGGACGTTGTCGGGGTCAAGGTCGTCGGTCAGGTCGATCATGTTCCGACCCTGTAGATCGAAAGCCATTCGAAACGGTCGCCGCTTGCCCAGGTCATCGGCCTGCTAGAGGAGAAACTGTTCGAGTAGATGCAGTCGTTCCCGGCCGTATCGGCCTGTAGAACGTGAAGATTGACGGAGCTAACGTTTGAGCCACGGCCTGAACCTCGGTAATAGCGGTTCGCTGACGTGTCGACGATTTGCACGATCGTTCCGTTCGACAGTTCGAAGGTGGCGGAAGCATTCACTGGCAGGTCGGTTCGTACGCCCCCGGTGATGGCTGACGTACTGCCCAGTACGAAACGGCCTTGAACGATCACGAAGTCGTTCACGCGCTGATAGGTGCCCTCGACGGT